CTACAATCCGGCTATGATTATACAAGAGGGTATAATGGAAACGGTTAGAGAAGACCTTGAAGATGTATATGATAAGGGTGCGGCCTCAATAAAGTTTAACCTTGTTGCAGAATCTATGATTGAAGAGGTAGAAGAAGAGTTGAAGAACCAGCATGGTAACAATGTAATTAAAGTTAATTTTGGAAACAAACAATGAAACACGAAGAATACATGGTGAAAAGAATGAGGGAAGAGGATGTCGTTAACAAACCGCCACACTACAATCAAGCAGGTGTCGAGTGCATTGAGGCAATCCAAGCGGCGACAGACAATGGGTTTGAGTACTACCTGCAAGGAAACATCATCAAGTACCTCTGGAGATACCGTTACAAAAACGGAGTTGAAGACCTCAAAAAAGCACAGTGGTACCTAGCCAAACTAATCGAAACAAAGGGAGAATAAGAACATGAACAACATGTTACCTACACCATACCAGCAGTTTATTCACAAGTCACGCTATGCTCGTTGGATTGATGGGGAAGAGCGTCGTGAGAATTGGGATGAAACTGTGGATCGTTACATGGACTTTATGCAGAGTCAAATAGAGGACAAGTGTAACGTTAGGGTAGACTTGGGTGAGGTTCGTGAGGCTGTTCTTAGTCTTCAGGTTATGCCGTCCATGAGGGCAATGATGACTTCAGGGCCAGCGTTGGCTCGTGACAATATCTGTGGGTACAACTGTAGTTACATCCCGGTTGATAGCCCCCGTTCATTTGATGAGTGCATGTACATATTGATGTGTGGCACTGGTGTTGGCTTTAGTGTGGAGAGAGAAAATGTTGACAAATTACCTGTTGTATCTGACAATTTTAGTACTTCTAGCACCGTAATTAATGTAGCAGACAGTAAGCCGGGATGGGCTAAAGCCTACCGTGAACTGGTTGCACTGCTTTACGCGGGGCAGGTTCCTTCTTGGGATACCTCTGCTATTCGCCCTGCAGGTGCGCGGCTAAAGGTTATGGGGGGTAGAGCCAGTGGTCCCCAGCCCCTAGTTGACCTGTTTAACTTTACCATAGAAATATTCAAGAAGGCTGCTGGACGCAGGTTGTTTCCTATTGAATGTCACGACCTCATGTGTAAGGTAGGCGAGGTAGTTGTTGTAGGTGGTGTTCGTAGGTCAGCCCTAATCAGCCTATCTAATTTAAATGACGATCAGATGCGTCACGCCAAAGCTGGGCAGTGGTGGGAAACAGAGGGTCAACGTGCGTTGGCTAACAACTCCGTAGCCTACAAGACAAAGCCTGAGATGGGTACCTTTATGCGTGAGTGGCTTGCCCTGTACGATAGTAAGTCTGGTGAGCGTGGTATGTTTAATCGTGAGGCCGCTGAAAAGCAGGTAGCTCGTAATGGCAGAAGAGAGACAGGACACATGTGGGGTACAAACCCTTGCAGTGAGATAGTCTTACGCCCATACCAGTTTTGTAATTTGTCAGAAATAGTTGTCCGTGAAAATGATACACTAGAGTCACTCAAACACAAAGTTAAACTAGCTACCATTCTTGGAACTATGCAGTCTACCCTGACTGACTTTAAGTATCTTAGAAAAGTGTGGAAGGATAACACAGAAGAAGAAAGGCTGCTTGGGGTTTCTTTAACAGGCATCATGGATCATCATGTTTTGTCCAAGAATGTTGACAGTAAGATATGGTTGCAGGAAATGCGTGAGGTAGCGGTAGAAACAAACCGCGAGTATGCGGAGTTACTTGGTATACCTGTTAGTGCAGCAATCACCTGCGTCAAGCCTAGCGGAACTGTTTCGCAGCTTACAGACTCTGCTAGTGGTATTCACGCACGACACAACGATTACTTTATTCGTACTGTTCGTGGTGACAACAAAGACCCCCTGACACAGTTTCTTGTGGACAGTGGTGTACCCGCTGAACGAGATGTGATGAAGCCGGACAACGTAACAGTCTTCAGCTTCCCAATGCAGTCTCCTAAAGGAGCGGTTACCCGCACACAAACTACAGCCATAGAGCAACTAGAGTTGTGGAAGACTTACGCTTTACATTGGTGCGAACACAAGCCTAGCATTACTGTATCAGTTAAAGAATCGGAGTGGATGGACGTAGGAGCGTGGGTGTATGAAAACTTTGATGTAGCGTCAGGGGTTTCTTTCCTTCCTCACAGTGACCACACATACCAACAGGCACCCTATCAAGACATAGAGCCTGACGAATACCTTGAGTGGAAGCAGCGTATGGAAGTGGTACACATTGACTGGAACAAACTAACAGAGTTTGAAAAGGAAGATAATACCAGCGGCTCTCGTGAACTTGCCTGTACTGCAGGAGTATGTGAAGTTGTGGACTTGACAGCAGCATGAATTGTTGGCACTGTACATATGCCCTAACTTGGGGTGGTGACCATGATACAGAGGATGATCCAGATCATTCTATGGTCACCAACCTTAGTTGCTCAAACTGTGGGGCGTTTGTTTTAGTATATTTACCTAGAGACGAGGAAGAAGACGATGACGGATAAAGAGAATGTGGTTATTATAGACGAAGTAGAATACAAGGTAGATGACATGGGTCATGTGGATCAGTACACTGTCATGCAGATACGGGATGTACGTGATCAAATACAGAAGTTAAACTTTAGAATGGCCCAGCTACAGGCATCCCAGTCTACTTTTATGACTACATTAGCCAAGAGTCTTAAGGAAACAAACAGTGATACAGATCAAAATAACGCCTGATATAATAGCCCGTGCCAAAAAGAAAGCCGCCTCTGTAGGCATCCTACAGGGCAGCATAACTGGTAGTCTTAGTAATGTGGTGGGGGCTATAGGCGAGGTGATTGTAAAGGATTACGTTGGCGGTACTGAGGCCAACAACAAGGACTTTGATCTGCTGGTTGGAAAGAAACGGGTGGACGTAAAGACCAAACGTTGCAACACAACCCCATCACCTAACTACGACTGTTCTGTGTCAGCACACGGAACCAAGCAGGACTGTGACAGTTACGTCTTTGTCCGTATTCTCACAGATCACAGCAAGGCGTGGATTCTTGGTGAGATACCAAAACAAACCTTCTACACAAAAGCAACCCGTTACAAAGTGGGTGACGTAGACCCAAGTAACGGCTTTGTATTTAAGGCTGATTGTTACAATCTAGCAATACAGGAATTAGAACAAGTAGATGGCTAATAAAAGCACAGAAGCTAACCTGTTTACATTTCAGGCTAATCTAAAACAGAACGGCACCATAGAGTTAACTTGGGAAGGAGTAAAACCAGAGCAGTTTGAATCTGCAATGGTAGAGGGATTACCCCAGTGGGATGGGTCACACTCGACAGCATCCCTTCTACGTTACCTTCGGTCTATGGCAGATGAGATGATGGAGAAGTCCAGAAACTACATCTAGGCTTTCTTGCTTTTCTTCATGTTTTTTTGTATTGCTGCTTGACGTTTCTTTTCGTAGCCAGACATCTTGCCGTCTTTATCAAGGTCACCAAGCATAGCCTTACCACCTGCTGCCATCCGCAACTTCGGAGTCTGCATCATGGCAGTTTGCATCTGATTCATGTCACGCCCTGTCATGGTGTTGTTCTGCATCATGTTTTGTTGTGGCTGACTTGCTGACATCGTACCGCCCCCGTAAGCTTTCTTGCGGGGTTTTTTCATGGCTGTACCACCATACATCATTGGTTTGCGGCGGGACATACCGCCATACATCATTCCCTTACGAGGGCCGTTGTTGTAGGTTTTCATTAGTCTCTGTCCTCACTCATATCAAGTTCCATTTCTTCTAGGGCTACTCTACCCGCTTCTCCCAACGCTCCCAGTTCTGATATTAAGAAATCTTGAACTAGATTGTCAAAGGTATCTAAGTCTGCCTTCGTCATTTGTTTTGGAAACTTTATCATTTGTAACATTAGGTCTGCAGCTTCTTTATTTCCTGCAGCTAGTTTCATCAAGTCCAGCCCTGCTTGTTGTGCTAAAGAAACACCAAATTCAGCAGCGACGTATTGTGGGCTGACCATACCACGAGCAAGGTTAAAGGAACGAGCTATAAGCTGATTTGTTCCCATAGCATTGACTATGTTGTCAATCTTTACAGTAGTGTCCAAAGCTCCTACAGCTTCAATTGCTTTTTGATCAGACAAGTAGTCAGTTATATTTACAAGAAAGTCTATATGTTGATCATCCAAGTACAAGGATAAGGTATCCCTAACTCTATCTGAATCTAACGCACCCGATATATTTTCCGGGTTTCTAAGCACTTTCTTTGTGTACTCCTTGCCATTAGCGGCTATGAATTTTCTGCCTTCTACGTACTGCAATCCCCCATGATTTAACAACCCGTTTATGATTTGATTTTTCATTCCTGTGTCAAAGACTTCTTCTGTATCGAAAGTCTGATCACCCACTGTGAATTTGTTTCCTAACTTAGCTACAACAGTTTCTCTTAATTCTTCTATGTCCTGTCTGTTTCCTGATAAGACAACGTCTTCAAAGAACCTTTCTACATTTTTAACACCTAACGCATCGTTTACCATGTCTTGTGCGGCTGTTCGTATTTGGGAGTCAGAATCAATTTTTCTAGCTAGAGTTTCAATACCATCCGATATTCTCTTTTGATACTGCTGCATACCTGAAGCTAGTTCGTTACTGTTCCGTACTAACTTCTCAATGCCTCTTTCCTGCTCTATCATTATATCAAAGTCTACCAGTTTGATCTTTCTAAATGTTACTTTCCCTGTTTCATCAGCACTCTTAACAGTTACAGTCATAAGCTCCTGAAGTTCAGATACATTTTCAATTTTAGAAAAATCGTAACCACCGCTTTGAATTGCTTTTAAGTCTAAATCAGCACGTTCCCCAAGTTGTTTAGCTAGGTTACTACCCCATTTAGCGTATATAACTTCTGTCAAAGTGTTACGTATTAAATTGAAGTGTGTAAGAGATTGCTCGTTAGTGAGATCAAATACTCCACCCTCTGGTATGTCACTAAGCTCCCTTATTAACTTATCACGTTGGAGCATAATTTTACCAACTGCGTCCTCATCTCCACGTAAAGCTTTATTCAAGTTATCTGTTATAGGATCAAACATCTCGAACGGAGTCTTACCCCTGTAGTTCATCTGAAACAAACCGTCTTTCATGGCCTGAGTTTCAGCAACTTCTTCGCCTACACTTACATCGTCAAAAAAGACTGTGTCAGCATTATTAGAGTCAATTCTTGATTGACTAGTTGCTAAAGGATGCCCCCTTGACTTATGAATTTCCGACAGAGGTCCACCACCCCTTATCTTATCGAACCACTCTGCTTGGTATGTGTTACGGGCTTTTTTCCACTGCTTAGAAAATTCAGGTATGGTGTCATCTATAAGCTTTTCTACCTTACCAGAGTAGTCTGTGTATCTTGCAGCCAAAGCCTCATCTCGTGTCCGTATACCAAAGTCCCTAAATGCGGAGTACACATCCATAACTTCTCCGGGAGTCGCAAGGAAGTCTGGGGCTTCTCCTCGTTCCATGTAGTACAGCATTATGTCTAGTGGACGAGGGTTGTCACCAATGTACGCCTCACTACCCTTAGTAGTTGCAAGCCTGTACAGGTTATCGTAGTCTGTTCCTTCCATAGATTGCAGGGAACGCTGCGCCATCTTGTTAGCTACGGTGTACATGCGTCGCCCCAAAGGACCAGCAAAAAACCTTGATCCCTTTGAGAAGAAGTCTTTTAGACTAGCCCCTTCAGGTGCAAAATTCATAAGCTCCGTTATCATGTTGTTTATGGGTACAGTTTTTCCTAGCCTCTTTGCTTCTGCATCAAGCTTTACAAAGGGTGCTTTGGCTTTCTTACGCATACGTTCAAAGCGTTGCTCTGTCATCATCTCAAGATTTCTAGCTACTTGTTTTAGATGAGATGGTTCGTTATTTCTAAGAAGTTCTAGTCCCTCTGCACGGGAAGCCAAAGCTTGCATGTTTTCTAAGTACTGTCTTTCTGCAATCTCAAGTAGATCAATATCACCTGCAGACCCATCAGGGTTTCTTCTTATTTGTAACTCAAGTTCAACTTCTAGCTCATCCAGACTCTGTAAAATTCTTGGGGGCAACTCTGCGTTTGGATCAACAAGTATCTCCTGCTTGTACCTCCGCACATCAGCCATAAGCTTTTCCCGGTCAGTACCTAAATCCTGCATTATCTTGTTGTTTGTTGCTTTTAAGGATTTTATGTAGTTTTTAATTTCAGAAGTGTCATCCAAGTCTGTCCTGCCAGACACTAACTCTTCTAGTCGCATGATCATACGATCCGTTGCGTAAGTTCTTTCCTGTATTAGATTTTGTGCTTTTAGCTGTTCGTTGACTGTAGCTAAGCTACCGGATTCTCTTGCATCAATTTTAAATGAAGCTAACTTTTTTGCTGACTGTAGCCAGCCGATACCGCTCATTGTTGCTATGTCTTCCTGCAGTATCTTACGAACTTGAGGGCGTTGTTTAGCAGGAAACTCATCAAGTATTTCAGTTAAACGTCGTTGATGCTTCTCCATGCTTGTGACTACTTGATCTATGCCGTCCTCATCCAGTTTGCCAGCAAGCTTTGCAACAAACCCCAGTGAACGTCTAGTGTCACCGTCTAGGGCAACTCCAGTTGCTTTTTCAAAGTTGTTTATGCTTCCATCTGTCAAAAAGCCTCTAAACGCATCCCTGTTCCCCGTGATTAGTGAGAGGGGTATTCCAGCTATACCCTCTACAGCTTCTAAACTTTTACCGTAAACATCTCCCATTTGTTGGTTCAACCAAGATGCACTCTTACCAGCAAATACTGTTGTTGGTTTTCCTATAGCCATGTACACAACGGCTGCTATTCCTTCCCCAGCAAAACGATCCCCCTGAAAGAAACTTCCCTCTCCACCTTCAGCAGTCATGTTTCCACCGTAGTACATAGCTAAAGACACAGGGACTGCCTCAACAAAGTTGTCCTTTACGTTAGATACAAACCTACCTGACAGGTACCTTCGTACCATCATTCCGCGCAGTCGTTGTTGTTCTGCTTGAAGTTTTTTGTACTTAGTAGATTGCTTGACTATCTTTAGCTGGTCACCTGTATTGCCTTTTCTTAAAGAAAATAAGTTTTCACTTACCTCATCCAGTCTACCAAATATTTTCTGAGTGTTTGCATCAACCCTGTCCATCTCCATAGCGTATGCCATGTTGTTAAGGTTGACTTTCTTAATCATCTTTTTATTTTCTAAGAATTTAGCTTGGGCCATTATGTTCCCGTCAAGAGCATTTAACTCTGCAGCTAATTCTATATCGGCTGGGGACGCTTTGTCTCCCTTTGATTTTCTATTAATATCAAGTATCTTACGGCTGACATCACTTACAAGTGATTGACCTCTTGCTTGTTTTGCTTTACCTACTCCCCCCATAGTAAGGACTGCCTCTGCTAACACAGAAGCGTACTGCGCTGAAGGAGCAAGTTGATCTACAGACTCATTCAGTAAAGCTTGAGCCATATTTTCATCTAAAAACACTGTGTCTAACTCAACACTATCACCCGCTGGTGTTTGTACCGTAGACTTTGTAATTCTCTTAAAGTCATCCTCTGTTATTTCTCCAGAGTCTACCTGCTGTTGTAGGGTGGATACAATTGAACTGTTTATGACTTCGGATAGTTCGCGTATGCCTGTAGCGTCTCCTATAAAGCTTTTCCACCACTCTGACGTTCTTGCTCTGTCTTGTGCGCTTCTTTCCCACGATTCTACAAAGGGTGCGCTGTTATCTGTAAGACCAAAAAACTTACCTACGTTATACGCCGTAGCTTTTGTTGCTGCTTTTATAGCATCAACGCCGTAGTTAACTGCATAGTCAGGAAGGTAGATTGCAGTTCCTCTAAGCACTCCTTCTTTGACTCTTTCAACAGTAGTATTCCAAAAACTACCTGTTGACAGTTGTCGTATGATTATGTTCTCGACACGCTTTTTATCTTTCGCCTCTAGGCTAGTAAGTGGTTCAAACGCCCCAGAAACAACCCGTGCAATAGCAGCCTTACCCTCAAATATATTTTCCTGTACAGTTTTTAACTTTGCGTTTTGTGTCGCTTCAGGAGTAGGAACAAACGTAAACTCTCCCGGAGCAGTCTCTTGTCCGAAAGCTACTTCAGTAGTGGGTTGATTTGCTAGTCTTTCTGAGTAAAAAGTAAAAGCATTATTTAGCTTGTCAGTTGCTCTAGCACGAACTTCAGTGCTTGCCGTCGAATCGGGGCTTGCTGCGATTACCATGTTATTTAACTGATTAGAATTAAATGGACCAACACCACCAATTCTACCGTTTTGAATTGCGCTAAAAAATTCATCCTTGTTTAGAATGGGAGTTTTTTGTGCCTCAATACTCTGTTCAGCCATTGCCCCTGTGGTTTTAGCCTTTAGGGTGCCATCTTGCAGATCACCTGTAACTTCGTATACTTCGTCTTCACCAGTGGGTTTATCTTTTACGATACCGCCACCAGTTATGACATCCAAAGCCTTTGGAATTGCTTTGCCGGGATCAGGAAGTACTTGTAAATCTTGTGCTTCTAATGCCATTACGTTTCAACTTTCGGTGCTTTAGCTTTTTTGACTGCCTCAATTAAAGCGGGGTCGGTGACTGTCTCAAAATTGTTATCTATGACCGTGCCGTCCCCCTGTATTGTATACTCATCCGCAATAATAGGTTGACTTCCGTCGCCCCCTGTTTTTGGGGATTGATTCAAAGCATTTGCCCTGTTTCTTACGTAGTCCACTGCGAACGCCGCATCAATAATCTTTGCTTCGTTGGGAGTTAGTACAGCGTTGCCTTGACCATATGTTACAAAGACTTTTAATTTTTTTATGTCCCTATCTAGTTCATTCATAACAACTTGTATTTTTGCAACAGCGTCTTGTTTAGAAAGAAATCCCGCACCCAACCTGTCAAGCTGCTGTTGAACATCTTGGTTGGACAATCTTCCAGATGGGTCTGCTGCACGAGCAAGCTGAAAGGCTAGAGATATACGCATGGCTTCTAATTCAGCTAACTCTGAGCCACCTTTTGATCTCTGTCTTTCAATACCAGCTTCCAAACTTTTCAAGTAATCATCAGACAAGTCTGCTGTTTGTTCTTCTACAACTCCCAAACCAAGAAGGTCTTTTGAAATTGCTGTTCTAAGACTGCCCTCACCCCCGAATAATATTCTCATAGATCGCTTAAATGATTCGTATATTTCGGGGTCTTCCATCTTCGCTCTTTTTTTCTGTAAATCACTTAGAGCAGCCATAGCTGTTTCTTTATTTTTAAGTTCTGTACTCAAGAAGCCCATAGTAAGTTTTTCCGTGCTTCCAGCCAACTTACCGTATCGTTTTCTTAATACATAGTCTGATCTACTAAAACCCAAGTCCTGTGATCTAAATCCCGGTATTTTTACTTCATTAGTTTCTTTATCAAAAGTCATGTACGGAGCAATAGACATAACAAATTGTGTAAACGTTTTGGCTTTTGTACTGTTTAATGTGTTGTTAAAATCCAGTATTGCTTTGTCGCCCTCTTCATTATACCCTAGTTTGTACAAGCCTTGTTCTGGATCAAGAGCAGATATTCCCGGATACGAAGCTAACTGTATACTTGCGGATAGTGCGTCCTTTTTTTGTGATGGCTGCATTCCAAGAAAATTAAAGTATTGCTTACTGGGTGGAATGGCTATGCCGTTACCATCTATTCCTACCCAGTAATTATACAGTGACATTTTTCCTTGAATGGGCTGTGCAGGAACACCTAAATTTTTTGCTATTCCTTGAAAGAAAGGCATGTCCCCTTCTGCTAATTGTACAGTTCCAACTTGATATCCCGTGACTGTATCCCCGTCCATTACAGGCTCTACAACTGTTGATATAAATGTATTACCCGAATCAACTTGGTTTGTTTCGGATTCGTTAGAACCACCAAACAAATCAGCTATTGAAGGCTGACCTATGCCTAGTTCATTCATTAAATTGTTATGCAGTGTTAAACCTTGATATGGTGTGGTGGAACTTTTTCCAAATATTTCTGGAGTCACATACGAGCTTTTATCTCCCCCTGCACTAAGAATTTTACCAATGTCATTGCTTATAACTCTTTGTTGCATTCCAGACAGTGTATTCTGCACATTCTGAGCTAAAATACGGTCTTTTCTTAACTTCTCCTGTATCTCAGGTCTAGTTATCATGGTAGAATACTCGTTAAGAAACGCATAACTATCGTTGGGACTACCCTTACCATCTGCAATGTTAAATCCTAAAAAACTACCAGCATTCGATCCCGGTATCTTAAAGTTGTAGTCACTGGCACTTTTCATTGCTGACTGAACCTTCGCCATGTCCATAGTGACATCCTTACCTCTAGCCCCAAACGGACCTATAGGTTCCATGCTGTCTATCTCTGTGTTTGCCTTTTTCACAAGATTACGAATGGCATCAAGGCCACCCGTTGTAGCATTTCCCTTCAACACCGCATCAACAGCCATTGTCTCGTAGCCATCGAAACGATCTCTCATTGCCTGACGACGCAAACCTTCCTTGTCCATGTTATCACTGAAGCCTTTAAGAAGACCCGTAGCGAATGCAGCACCGATACCCATCTTTAATTAGCCTCTTCTGTTTGTTTCTTCATTGTCATAAAGTTTTCTTCTTCTGGCTCTTGTGGAGCGTACCCTTGACGAATGCCACCGTTTATCTGTTCGTTTACGTATGAAAACATCTGTGGGTTGTTTTCCTTCATCATCCTGAAGAAGGTTTCGTCGTCCATCTCGTTAGCGTCTAATGCGTTGTCATTCTCAAAGAAACGATAGGGGATGCCCTCTTGGTCTGCCATGCCAGCGATAGCTATCCCAAGTGGACCCTTAATCAGCAGTCCAACATCAGGGCTAAATTTACCCTCAGAAAATCCCTGAAAGATGTAACCCTCAACAATAACCTCGACAGACACACCCACAATTAAAAGCTTGAACATCTCTCGCTTTGCAGCTTTATTTGAAACAGCAGCAATGGCTTTGTCCAAGACTATGCGTGGATCAGCATCCTGTGGGGGCTGACCCCACGGCCACCTTTGATTGTCTAATGTCAAACCATATCCCGGTGGTGCCGGAGCAAAGTCATCCTTTGCCTCTACAGAACCACGAGGAGCCATGCTAGCATCTAGTTTCATCCTACGTTAATCTCCGATTTTAAGTCAGGGCTTCTAGTAGCCAAAGTCGTTTTTCCTTGTGGGGTAGTGGGTCTAACAATCCCTGCCTCGTTTAGCATGGACTGCATGTTTACATCCCGTGATCCGTTTTGCTGGTAGTGTTGTAGGGCTTGCATGACAGCAGCCTGTTGGAACAGTTGTTGTTGGGATGACGATAAACCGCCCGGTGCTGGTTGACCTCTTGTGAGTTCTTCCACAGATCGGGGGCGTACATTACTAAACATGCTGGTGTCTGCAGCACCAACGTATGGTTCTTTCTGAGATGCACTGTACATGCTGGCTCCAGTTTTCAGTAGCCCAAGAAAACCCCCGCCACTTCTATCTGTCTGATTGTACTCTGGGTGACCGGGTGGTGGTCCCCCACTTTTGCCCCCACCGATGCCAAACAACGATAAACCAATGTTAACTGCCGTCATAAAATCCATCTCTTACTTCTCCTACTGTGCAATCCACTTGGCAAGCCAGTTACCTACTCCTGCAGCGAGGTTGTCCTTCTGGGTCTTGTCGTAGATTTTCTCACTGTTTGCAAACTCCATAGCCATGATGCCTATCTCATGCTGACGCTGTAATTCTGACTCGCCCTTTTGAAAGTTCCAAGCAGCATTGTCACGATACTTTTGCCACAGATTGTTTAGTGCATTCTGTGTAGCGTTGAAGTTGTTCTGTACGTCCTGACGGTTTGCTTCGTTCTGTGTGGCAGTGTTTGCAGTGTTAACCTGCCTACGCCAGTTTACATTTGACTGGTCAACAGCGTACTGCATGTTGGCGTTGAACTTGTCTCGTGCGTCTCTCATACTAGCATTAAACTGTGTCATGGCGTTTGTTTCGCCAGCGTTAAATTGCTCCATAGCAGCAACACGGTTAGCGTTAGCCGTTTCAACTTGAGAGCCTAGCTCTGCAAAGAACTCCTCAACCTGCAACTCGTTCTTGGCGTTGAATTGTTTACGGGCGTTGTCTTCTGCAGCATCCTTAAACAAACCCTGTGTCAAGGCGTTAAAGCTAAGAGTGTTAGACTGTTGTCGCGCATCAAGGTTCTTTGTTTCAACGGCAAGAAGCGACTGTGCATTAGTTACTGCAGAGGTAAGTCTGGCACTCAAGTTTGCCTTGTCCATTGCAGCATAAGTTGCAGCATTTTGTAGTGCCATTTGTTGTTGATTATTTAAGTTTGAAAGCTGGATTGTTGCGTATTTCTTCGCATCATCAGCCGCAATGACTACACCAGATTCCATGACTGCTTGTGTCATGGCAGCAGCAGCCATACTGGAACCACCCAAACCTCTAGCTTGCATTATGCCGCTTATCTTACGAACAGCCGGAGCCGCCCACGGGGGCATTGGTTGACCCTGCTGGATACTTGCCATCAACTGTGACAATTGATACTGGGTTGTTGCTTTTGGATCAAGCTGCTGGGTAGCAGCAGTTCCAATTGCACCTATAGACGGACCCGCTTGAACTCCCGTCATGTCAACTTCTACAGGTTGAGTAATCTGAGCAGCAGTTGCTGTGCCAATCTGGGGAGCTACATTGGTTGTACTTTTTACTTGTCCCACTTCGGGAGCAGGTGCGGTAGGAACTTTAGGTTGATATGGGCCACTAAAAGGGGGACGCATGACAGTCGCCGTAACTTCGTCATCAAGTAGCTGCATTTTGGGTCGTGGACCGGGTATGGGTGCTAATGTAACACCGGGAGTAGTTGCAGGGGGTTCTACTTGAGTACCTTCCGTAGTCATAAACTCATTTGGGTTCACTGGTTGCAGTACAGGTGCTGAGGTTTGAACTCCTGCTCCTGCAAGCCTACCTACTTCAGTATCTAGTTCTGCATCTGTGGTTATTGTTGCCATAGATTAGTCTTTCTGTAACACGCGGTCTAGCTTGTCTTCTACACGGTGTAGTGCTTCCATAACCCGACTCATATCTTCCCGAACCTCACTACGAGTGACGTACTCCTCACGAGTACGGTTCAGAAGAATCTCTATGCGCTTCTGTTCCTTTGTCATGCCGGAAAGAAACCACGCACCCCCCATCACAACTATACCGATTAGGGTGTCGATTATGTGTACTAAATCCATTTAGAGCTATTCCTAGTTAATTTTACTGTATTTGTAATTAAAAAGCAAGTTTTATTTGCTTTTGCATTAGCGGGGTAATTAGGCTACTCATCAGGCGTAGGGACTATCGCCAAGCACATCAGTGTCCCACGCCGCTTTCAATGCTGTAATGTTTGAAGCACTATCAATTGCTGATGCGGCTGGTGCATCACGCAGGGCAGCTTTTTTAGCTGCTGATGCTGACTTTGCAGATGAGTCATCAGCTTCCAAAGCTTTCATATAAACAACATCCTCTGCCTCAAGCAATGGTGCGCGAACCTTGCGGATTTTATCTTTGAAAATTAACTTGGCTGCTGTCATGTCTTCTGAAATGACTGTGCCAGAAAGTGACCATGCATTACGGAAATGGCGGTCCGATGGAACAGTCGCGCTCGAAACATCAATCTGATTACCGTCTTTGTCTACAATATAAGTTGTTGTCATAATTTTCTCCTATGCGGCAACAGATTCATCAGTGGCTAATTCTTCAGTAATCTTCCAAGCGTTACGCCACTCACGAGTGCTTGGTAACTGTTCTTTGCGGCAGATAACCAGCTTTGGTTTATTACCGCTATTATAGTCTCGCCAAACATGTTGTGGGCAGTCCTTCATAATTAGATACTCAATAGCCTGTTCCTCTGTCATAGGGCCAATAGGCTTGGTGTCATGTAGCAGATAGCCACGAGTATGCTTCTTGAAGTCAGGTTTTGCTTCATCTTTTGCTAGTTCCCAAAACACATGCACTGGTGGTAAGATGCCACCCTGTAGCGAACAGGCCATCCAGCCGGGGCTTGGCACAAGTATTTTAATACACTCATCAATATCGTCTTCGTACGCTACCCTGTAATCTGACTGCACATTGTCTAAATTTTCCTTCGCCCAAGCCAAACGCTCAATAAGGCGTACACCCTGAAAATTAGGTGTTTTTATCACGCAAGGTCTCCATTAATTGAAAATACTGAATCGTTCTTATCAACTGTTGAGCCACCGTCCCGAAACGTGAGTTTTACTGAGCCTGTTGCATAGGTATCAATTGATACTTCAGTTTGATTAGATGACACAACTGTGGAATCCATATTTGCGTTACAAACATAATTTGTGTTATTCATATTATTGCCGATTTGTGGGGAAAAAATGCCTGTTCCGTTATCTGTCAACGATGAAATATTGAAATCGTCATCTAGGGTTGCATCACTACCTTCAAAATGACCCCACCCTTTAGTTAGACCCTGAACAATAATAGTAGTTGCTGAACCGCCTTCAGCGGGAATTGTTGAAGAATTGGTTAGAGTTGCAGCGGGCAGATTTGTTAAACCAGAGCCATCACCAGTTACTGCATTTGCTGCTACTGTACCAGTTGAAGTAAGACTGTCAACGTATGCATTTTTCCAGCGTACACTGTTGCTACCCAAATCAACATCGCTGTCAGATTGTGGCCCAAAAATGTTGTTCGCTAAATAGACTTGTTCGACGTTTGCAGCATAGAAATGGATTTCATTTGCGGTTTCAAAATCAATCTTGGTTTGGTCGTCTTCACCAATCTTAATATCCGTAGCAAGCAGGGAGGTGATGCCCGTTTGTGCAGCGTCAACTGTAATGGTAAGGTCAAACGGATCACCATCACTGCCAGTAGACGTGTCAGTAAAGTTGGTTGTTACGCCTGAACCAATGATCTTCAATTCTTTAGCGTTGTTAATTGTAACTTCTGTACCATCATCATCTTCAATCTGAAAACTGTTAAAGCTACCCGCATTAGCGTCCACATATGCTTTGACAGACTGCTGTGTAGGAAGGAGAGTTGCACTGTCGGATGACATGTCGTCTTCATCAACAAATGCTGTAACTGTAATAGAACCATCAGCCAAACTACCAAACGTAATCGTACCAGTAGTTGTTATGGCACTTGACCCGTTATCAATAGCACCGAATCCGCTGGTGATACTACCACTGTTTATCGCGCCCGTTGTAACAATGTTAGAACTTCCTGCTGCTGGTGCTGCTGCTATATCGGACAACACCTCTGATGCAGAACGTCCTTCAATAGCCGTGCCATCCACACGCAGGAAATCATTGTCCGCAACACCGCTGGTAAACACAGGCAGGTTGCCGTTGGATATACCAGTAGACAGAGTAGCTACTGTTGTAATCGCTGTGCCATCTAGCGTGATTGCATCAGCTTCTAGAGTACCGTCAAAGTCTCCATCTACTGCGTCTATGTTACCCTTAAATATAGTTGATGTTATAGTGCCTGTGCTTGGATTGTAAGTAAGATTACCATCCATTTCTAGGCCAACATTACCTGTGCTAGAAGTAGCATCCTCTACAAAGGTGATAAGGTTTTCTTCGTTGGTGCTTTCGTTGTCAGTTACTAAAACGTGGGCAGAGTTGGTTGCGCTAGTTGCGGTAGTGACCGTTACACCTGCAATAACAGTATTTAGTGCTGTGCCGTTGACTGTAATTGCATCAGCTTCAAGTGTTCCATCAATATCTACACCATCTGATATATCAAGACTTACAGCAACAATCTCTCCAGCTACGGTTAGCGCACCGTTAGAAACAGTCATTAAGTCTGTATCATCTGTATGACCAATAGTTGAGCCGTTGATAACAACGTCGTCAATATCCAGTGAGCCACCTGAGATAAGGCCCGTTGTAGTAATGGTAGACGAGCCAATATCAATCGTACCAAAGCCAGACGTAATAGAACCAGAGTTGAGTGCGCCAACAGTAGTGGCAGCAGTGGTGACGAGGTTTGGCATTGCCGTAATTTCGTCATCAAAATAGGCAGCTAAGTCTGTGACCGCTACCTGTTT